GTCTATTACTACCTCGCCCACGGCTCTCAGCAGGTCGTCGCCCTTACCCCTAGTCAGCATTCGAAGGCGAACCTCTGTTCCATCGCAGACCTGAATTATTGGGAGCGTGAGTTTCCCACCAAGACCGGCGCGAACTGGGATCTGGCGATGAATTCCATGATGCGGCGATGCGAACTCAAGGGGATATTCTCGCCGGATATGCTGCGCGGTCGCGGTGCCTGGTACGACGATGGACGGGTCGTCCTGCATCTGGGCGACGTCGTTTACCTCGATAAAAAACCAACCAAACCCGTCGCGGTGCGCTCACGGTTTATTTACGAGCAGGGTCTGCCAATGCGGGCTGAGATTGACAATCCGCTATCCGCCACAGAGGCCAAGCGGTTTCTTGATCTGGTCACTATGATGCCTTGGGAGAACGATCTTGACGCGCTTCTGATCGCGGGCTGGACCGTCTGCGCCCATATTGGGGGCGTCTTAGGATGGCGACCTCATATCTGGGTCGTGGGTTCTAAGGGCAGCGGTAAGACGCACGTGATGTCTAAGGTCATTCGCCCAGTGCTAGGCGATAACTGTCTGTTCGTTGTCGGTGAGACCACCGAGGCAGGGGTGCGCCAGTCGCTTAAACACGACGCACTGCCGGTCCTGTTCGACGAGGCCGAGGGTGAAGACACACGCGCCACAGATCGGCTTCAGCGTATCCTTGCGCTGGTCCGCCAGTCGTCGTCCGAATCCGGCGGCAAGATCGCCAAGGGGTCTGTGAGCGGCCAGGCTGCATCGTTTCAGATCCGGTCGTGTTTTGCGTTTTCTTCGATCAACGCAACGCTGGTCCAACAGTCAGACCGCAGCCGTGTCACCGTGATCGAATTGAAAGCCAGCCGCCAGCATCACGAATTTTCGGAGATCCTCGCCACCGAAGCGGAGGTTCTCACTGAACAATTCATCACGCGGTTTTATGCCAGAGCGATTGATCAGGCGGTTAACGTGCGGGCAAACAGCGCCACGTTCGCTACAGCGGCCACGGCGGTTTTAGGCGAGCAACGGGCAGGCGATCAGATCGGAGCCCTCCTAGCGGGCGCGTGGAGCCTTACAAACGACGGTCTGGTATCGTTTGATCAGGCTCGCGATTGGCTGCATGATTTTGATATGTCAGAGCAGCGAGAGGAGGTGCAATCGCAGTCCGATGAGCGGCTGTTATTGGACTTCCTGATGCAACAAATCGTCGATGTTCCGCTGGATAAAGGCGGCACAAAAAAGGCGATTGGCGAGCTGGTCCAGACCTGTCGTGGCGAAGATTATGGGTCGGTGGAGTTTGCGAAACTGGCGCTAAATCGGATCGGAATGAAGGTCGAAACGGACGGGATTTATGTTTCAAACACGGCCGATGGGATCAAGCGTTTGCTGCGCGGGACGCCTTGGAGCGTAAATTGGGGAAAAATTCTCAGGCGTTTGCCGAACTCGAAAGCGGCGGGCGTGATTTACTTCGGTTTCACCGGATCTGAGGCCAGGTCGGTTTTTGTCGAGATTTAAAAAATATGGGGCGGTCACAATGTACCGCCCCCTTTAAAATTTTATGCAATTCTCCAGCACATAACGCCTGAAAACGGATCGGCGCGAACGGTAAATTTCTTGTTTAAGGCTTTTGCGGCTTGCGTGACGCTGTTTCGAAACGAAGCGATTTCCTTAAATGTGCCTTCATATAAAAAGCTATCGCCTATTTCCATAGCTTCTAACCGAACCCGAAAACGGTTGCGTAATGGCGGCATCGGCACATCTGACCTAATAATCATCATGATATTTTCCTCAATTTTCTACCCACAAATGGGCTTGCATTATCTATATAATTTAGATTAAAATGTCAATCAACGAAAACTCTCCGGCGAAGGGTTTTAGTTTTTTGTAATTTTGATAATAAAATATCGTCGTTTTTGAGGCTCAAACCGTTAGAAACGTAAGTTACCGTAAGTTACAACCCGTTGAAAAAGCTTAGAACTTACGGTCCTAACGGTCTAACGGTCAAAACACATAAGCTATAGGGAAAAAACATGGGGGATTAAATTTACGGTTTGGGAATTCTCTCTATAATAATAATAAAAAAGTGTAAGAAGTGTAAGTAACGTTAGGTCTTTGTTTTTAAAGGCGAATTCTCTAACGTTTGGACTTACGGTCGTTTTTGGGACCGTTAGGTCATTGAAATCATTAAACAAACGGGAAAAGCACCATGTGGACCTACGAAAAGCAACTGAGATGGGACGATTATGTCGTGAGGGATAGCCGGGGCTGGCTGGTCTGCGTAGTCGGCAACGAAAACGAGGCCAAACTGATCGTCGATGCGGTCAACGAATACAGAAAAAAATTGTTGACTGAAAAACGGGCCTGAGATACGGTTTTTTTATCGGAACAAACCGCTTGGGAGAGCGAAATGACCATCACCAAAAACGACATTGAGATTCTGGCAGACGACCAAGGCTATCTGCCAGCCAAGGGAGAAACCGCGTTCAACTCGGTCGATGGTTCCGACGTTGCCGAGTTTCTAAAAAAGCTGGGTTTCAAGATCGCGCTGTTTGAGGATGCCGATTTTTACGGCGTAGCAATCACCAAGTGCGGCATTGCCGTTTCAACTAATGGTTACGTTCACCGCTGCGGAGGTTTCTAGTTATGCGCGACACAATCACCCTAGAAATTTACGGCGAGGTCGATATCCAGTTTGAGGCCGATCCATCGCCAGACGGTGACGAGATATCTAACTACTGGATCAACACCGTCACGGTGAACGGTGCGGATCTGCTCGACGGATTAACCGACGAGGCCAAGGATAAATTCTTGGAGAATTTTATCGTTGCCACAGGCCGCGAGCACGTCACCGAAATCATGTGGGATGTTTTTTATGATCGTTGAGAAATCCACGCAAAAACTCACGCCAGATCAGGTGCGGGAAATTCGGGCTTCGTATCGCCGGGGACGTCGAGGGTCTGGGAGCAGCCTGAAGGATATGGCGGTGCGGTACAGCGTCTCAAAAAACACCATGCACCGCGTAGTGACCGGGCAGATTTATAAGGAGGTTCGGTCGTGATCAGAATATTTCTAGCGGTGTGTGAACTCGCAGCCGTCGTCGGCGGCCTGGCGGCAATTGTTGCGGTGCTGGTAATTATTTCCGCGATGATGTGAAAATATTTGTTGCATAGAAATTTTAGGCGTGTATATTAATTTCATCGACAGGCAATCACGCCAAGTCGAGCGCCTGGGAGGGCATCATGTTTGTTTCTTCTGCTTCTTACGTTAAGACCTCTAAAGAATGGGCCGCGTTGGCTCCTCGCAAGAGCGTTGAAGCTGCGGCGAAAGAATTCGCTCGCAAAAACATGGTTGCCATTGTCATGCTTGGCAATGATGACGCCGTGGTTTATCTCCACGATGTTGCCAATCAGCGCATCGCAAAATCCATTCATAGAGGGGTGGTGTGGCAATAAACTGCTACCTTTACCCATTGCGTCTGATCGTGTATCGTGGGGTTCCCAGAGATGGAGCCTCACGATATGTCAGATAAACCCGCAGGATATGTTTTCGGACGTCCAACGTCCTATCGCCCTGAGTACTGCGAGCGCGTAATCGAACTGGGCAAGCTGGGGAAATCGTTGGTGCAAATCGCTTCGGAACTCGATTCTACGAAGCAAACGCTGCACTCGTGGTGCGATCATCATCCAGACTTTCTTGACGCCATGGAAAAATCCCGCGCTCATGCTCAAGCGCATTGGGAGGAATTGGGTTACGACGGCATGAAATCGAAGTCGATTGACGCTTCCATCTGGTCGCGCTCAATGGCTGCAAGGTTCCCCGCTGACTGGCGCGAATCCAAGCACCAAGAGGTCACTGGCGCTAATGGCGGGCCGGTTAATCATAGCCTCAAAATTGAATTCGTAGACAGCGGAAACTTTGCTTGACGATTCAGCTCCCTAAGTGGTCCGAGATCCTGTTCGACGAATCGGCCAGGTATATCGCTGTTAAGGGCGGTCGCGGATCGGGCAAGTCCAGATCGGTTGCCACGGCACTGAATCTGCGGGCTGCGGCTAAACCGCTTCGGATCTTATGCGTCCGTGAAATCCAGAAGTCTATCCGTGATTCGTCTAAGCGGCTTCTCGACGATGACGCGGAGCGGATCGGTCTAACGTCGTTTTACAATTCGCTGGAGACCGAAGTCAGGGGCGCGAACGGATCGCTGTTTTTGTTCGCTGGTTTGCGCCACAACATCGACTCGATCAAGTCAATGGAAGGCATCGACATATGCTGGGTGGAAGAGGCCCAGTCTGTGTCCAGAACCTCGCTTGAGACGCTAATCCCCACGATCCGTAAGCCTGGCTCGCAGATCATATTCACATGGAATCCAAAGCACGAATCGGACCCTATCGAGGAAATGTTTGGCCGCGACGACCTGCCGCCTGATTCGCGGCTGCATACGGTTAACTACACCGACAATCCGTGGTTCCCTGACGTACTCCAGAAGGAAGCGGCTTACGATCTGAGCCGTGACCCCGAGAAATACAACCACGTCTGGATGGGCGGCTATCTGCGGAACTCAGAATCCCGCGTGTTTAAAAACTGGACCGTTGAGGAATTTGACGCACCGGCTGACGCGCTGTTCCGTCTGGGCGCGGACTGGGGCTTCGCGTCCGATCCGTCCGTCCTGGTGCGCTGCCACATCGTCGGGCGTAAACTGTTCATCGACTACGAAGCCCATATGGTCGGCTGTGAAATCATGGATTTGCCCAGCCTGTTTATGTCAGTGCCAGGCGCGGAGAAATGGCCGATCACGGCTGACAGCGCCAGACCTGAGACAATCAGCCATATGCGGAACAACGGGTTCCCGAAGATTCAGGCTGCGGTCAAAGGTCCGAAGTCCATTGAAGACGGTATCGAATGGCTGAAATCGTTTGATATCGTGGTGCATCCTCGTTGCCGGCATACGATCGACGAGCTAACGATGTACAGCTATAAAACCGATCCGCTCACGCA